ATTCTTCTTGAGTTGGATAAATACCTGTTTCAATAACTCGTAGACCTTCTTCAGGCGGTAATATACCAAGCTCCATCATGCGCGTGACCACGCGATTAAATTGAGTTTCATCTTTAATGGATACTTCTTCAAATTTAGCAATAGGACATTTACCTTTAAATCCTAGATTACGGAATATTAATTCCATTTCTGGCTGCAAGAAATCATTCAAGAAAGCTTTTCTAGCTTCTTTTAATCTTTCAAAAAATACCTGAGCTTTTACTGTTGTATTTGCAAACTTTTCAGATCCAATTAATATATTTTGCAATCCTTCTTTAATATCTTCATTTACAACTTTATATTTTTCATATCCCAATACTTTATTCATGTCTGGGATAACGAATTCAGCTTTAGTAGTATAGTCCGCAACAAGAACGCGACCAACTGACTGATTGGTCAAAAGACTTTGCATTGCTTTAATATTTTTATGATTGATACCGCCCTTCGTTGGCTCAGTACCCATAGTAATCAATAGAATTACATTCTCAATCGTGCGACAAATAGCTTGATCAATCTTTTTCATTTCCATTTTAAAATTGATATCATCAAGAACTGCAAATCCAAAAGGAACAGCAAAAGGTTCGTAATCCTGCTTCTTATAAAAAGAATATATAATATTTGTAGGATTTATTTGTATCTTCAGACCATCTCTTGCCCATTGCCCATTGGCGATCTTGTCTTGAGTCTCTTTATCTAAACTGTTAAAAACCATTTGATCATGATCGTTTTTTGGTGAGCGAAGTCTTTCTAACTCATATTCAGAAAGTATCTTTTGATAAACGACTTGATTCCAAGAACTTGTGTGATTCGTTGTTAAATAAAATGGATTAAGAAGAATATATTGAACAGGAATCAAATTCTTTACATCATATGGAGTTGGATAATTGTATAATTTAATATCTGTATTATATGATGCTCCATCATACGATGCATATGTTTCTAAAATCTTTTGAAAATCGTCGATTTCAAACTTAGCGTTTATTTTATAAAAGAAAACATTACCACTACGATAGTATTCACGAAAATACTGATCTTTGACATTCCACATTCTTGTATACTTCATCCATTTTGCAAAAAAATCTTTTGCTTTTTGACTTCCACCTTCAAGATATATTTCTGCATTGGCAAATTCAGACATAATATCTACTGCGTTTCTAAAAATAGCTACGTTAGCATAAGCCTTTTGACAAAGCTCAATTGCATCGCGGATATTATATCCATTTATTGAAAATTCGAAAGGCAATAAGCCTTCTCTGATATTGCCATATTTATAAATTTTTGGTCCTATATAAGCTAAATTTCTTCGCAAATTAGTAGACTCTCCAGCCCCACCTCTTTCATAAGTCGAAGCCTTTGATTCTTGTTGATAAAATGGATCACCAACCAAAGAAGGCTCTGATGAGTTTTCTTTTAAAAGAGCGTCGAGAGGTTCAGATTGACCTTCTTGAGCTTTAGAGAATTTATCCCAATAATCTGATCTTTTATTATATTTGCGACTCATGTTAATAATAGTTACACATTGTAACTTTAAAAGTGACTTTTTAACTTTTAAGCAATAAACATTGGTTCAAAAGTTTCAGTCATATCTTCAACGTGAGTATTATTCATGTCAAAATATACCTTAGATAACCAATTACCTAATACTAATGCTGAATAACTATCTTTTCTAGGTTTATCTGGTCCAGATTTACGTTTAAGATTTGCAGGAAGATCAAAATTCTGCATACCTTGAGCAGATGTTGTTATTTGTATAAGAGCGCATTCTGTTTTTGTAAGCAAAATCATATCAGATAAATGTTCAACAAAGTCAATCATTTTAGCTTCTTCATTTTCTTTTTCACTATCTAAAGCATTTGAAAATTTTATATCTGTTATACCTATATGCTTTTTAGTTTGACTTCTGAAGTTATCATCAATAGCGCGACTTGCAAAATATGTACGACGATGATCGAAATTAGCTTGCAACATTTCATTCGCTAATCGTATCCAACCAGAAGTAGGCTTTCTTAAGAAAACATATTTGTAATCTGATTTATTATATTCGCTCTTTGCAGAATATAAGTTCTGAGCATACTCTTCTGGTCTCTCAAATTCAGTTACCATTGGTTTCAAATTGATTTTAGCATCTTTAAATAATTCACTTTCATTGCAAGAATTCATAAACTGAACGCCACCGTTATAATCCATGCAAATAGCCACAATATTAAAGTTCTGTAGTAGATATAAGAAATATTTAATATGATCTTTCAATGAAGACCCAGAAAGAGCGTAAGAATGAACTAATGTGTTGATTTGTTTTTCTTTATTAATTTTTAAAACTTGAATAGCGAAATCGTCAGATGATTCTGTTTCTGACCAAGAAGGATCAACCGCTAATATATATTCATCTTCAGAATTTCCTACGACTTCAACAGCAGGAAGCTCACCATCAGGCACTGTGCATAATGCCATTTTAGATATTTTAAAATATCCAGAACTATCATCACTAAATTGTGCGCCAAACTCTCGCAAGAATTGTGATTCACTCATTGTAGCTTTCGCCTGATTGATCAAATTCTGATCGTATAACTGCACTGGAGCGCAATCATAAGAAAACTGCATGACGCAACGCTTTGTCTTTTCTTTGTTTTTAGGATTGAATATTAAATTCTCATACTGCTCATAAAGCTTATATAAATATTCAAATTTAAACGATGCTGAAGACAATGCAATCAATTTATTATTAGGCCAAATGTATCTTTCTTCTTCAGTCATCTCTCCTTTAGCAATTAATTGTGTTTCAAGATTATACAACTCTTCTCTCTGTGTGGGATTCTGAACTACAGACAAGAACGGTACGATTACTTCGTTATAAATGCGCTCTGGCATCAATAAAAACTCATCAATAATAATTCTATGAAAGCGAAAACCACGAAGCTTTTCACCATCACCCAAAGGCAATGCGCGAATGCGGCTTTTGCCAATTTCCATCACCCATTCATCATTAGATTTTGATACTTTTGTAATACATTGCTTGAGAAGATAGGCTTCAGGTTTAGCTGCAATATCTTCAATCTTTTTAAATATCATTTTTGACTGACGAAATGAGCGCGACAATATACCTGTTTCAACTCCTTGATTTAAAATAGCATCAAGTACAGCATAAATACCAGTAGTATAAGATTTACTCATACCACGCGACCATACCCCTAAAAAATAATCACTTTCTAACATTCCTTTGATAGCCATGTGTTGAAAAGGAAAAAGTTTGACACCTGTTATCAAATCTGTAGCGAAAGTAGTATTATTGCGAAGAAATTGATAAAACAATAACTTCGCTTCTCGCTCTTCTATGTATCCAGGTATCTGCGCTAACTCCTCATTGGAAATTAAACGCGATTTCCTTGGTACTTGATTGCCTGTCTCCCAACTCATTGTCTAAAAAATATTGTATATCTACTTGCCACAGTGACTTACCATGATATAGTAATTTTGGTATAATATCTAAAGATTTATTTCTGCTACCAGTAAAAATAAACTGTATATGCCTTGGATATTTATGACATAAAGTACGCATATTATGAAAAACATATTCTAAATTTGTTTTCCTATTATATTTTCTTTGGTTTATTAATATACTATTGATACTGCTTTCTACCACGACAAATAAATAACAATTTAATTCAACAGCTTTCACCACTTCTCTTTCAAATCTTTCTATTCCAGAAGCCATAGTTCCAAGAAAATCAGATTCGCTCTTTCTATCTACAAAAGTATTAGTAAAATATTTTTTATCAGCTATTAAATAATCTCCCACAAATATTTTTTCGACTTTAGACTTTGAAAACTCTAAAGGATCTTGTTCTCTTGTATCAACTAGAATAGGAAGATGCGAAACATTAGTTTTATTAAATGTGTCTGGTAAATTTTTATTATACAATGGTTCTATATTTAGTAACTTACATGCGCCAGTATAAGAATTAAAATGTTTCTTATAAATATTTAAACTTGGCAAATCAAGAGTTATGAGTTCATTATGAAACGGAGCAAAATGATATTGTTTTTCATCTATTCTTTTTTTAAGCATCTCAATACATTTTGCTTTTACGATTTCTGGATTTGATGAATTTTCCCATTTAAGAAACTCAGTATAATCTAGAAATTCCATTTGAAAATACTGTCTTTTATTTTTAAAAGGTATTTGTTGACGATAATAAAGAGAATGTCGTGGATAATATTTACAATAATATTCTGCTTGATAAAGATTATGCTTTTTTAAATGAGCATGAAAAGATTTATCATTATTAAAAGGCTCGCTACAGATTTTACACTGAATCATATAGCATCTTCTTTAGAAATTCCCAAAATTCTAGCTTTCCATGAAGACATATTTTCTAAACGATCAGCTTCATCTTTAATTGTGCGCTTTTGCATATCGGCAATTTGAATCATCATTTTACGCTCTTGTTCGTCTTGAAAAAGCTCTACAAGATTAAGAATCGAAGCGTTCTTTTGATGCGTTTGCTCCACTCTCTTTGAACGTTCACCGTTCAATTTTTGAATACTCTTATCGATACGACTTGCACATTGATTATATTCCTCAGAAATTGTCTTAAGAACCTCCGTGAGACGCATGGTAAAATCTTTCTGGTCTTGCGTCTCATTAAACATGTCGTTTATTTTATTTTTCTTAATATCAATTTGACGCAAGTTAATATAATCCATACAAACATTAATATACAAATTAATTTCATCAATAGTTAAGTCAGGCTTATCCCATACAGATCTAACGAACTCAGCTTCAAATAACTCTTTATCTGTTGAGCTATTATAAGAATCATAATTACCAACAAAACGTGGGCTTGATAAATAAGTTAATAATCTTTCCATGCATTTTCTATGCTGCAAGGACAACTTTTCTTCAGATATATTTTGACCGCACCACTTATTAGCTTTATTTATTACTGTTTTAATAGAACGAGGTACTGAATACTTATCCCCAACTCCAGATTCATTGTCTACTAAATAATCTGGATATTTTTCTTTTATGTATTTTTGAACGGCACGGTATTCTGCCGTAATAAAAAGATTTAAGTTTTCAAGACCTACAAATTTTTCATGAAATATCAGTTCTGTAACTTGTCTTGGCGTTATTCCTATTTTAATATTTTGATCAATAAATTCACAATTTTCTTTGGATAATATTTCTACTGTCTGTGTAGGTTTTGGTTTTTCTTGCTTTTTAGCAAAACCAGTTGTAATTAGAAAATCTCTTATAAGCTTTGCTTCTTTAGATCTGCCAGTTAAATCTTCGCGGTTATGAAGCAGATTTGCTAAAACTACATAATCTTGAGTTCCTTCATTAATTTTCTTTAATAAAAACGCTTTATTCTCGTCTGTTAACATATTAAATTGAAAAAATATCGTTTTCTTTTAGCAATGCCTGAGCTTTAATATATAACATTTTTTTTAAATTTTTTATCTGCTTGTATCCAGCTTTTCTACCTTTTTCAGTAGTTTTAAATTTTAAAATTCTTGCAACTTGATCGTCGGTTAAATTATCAATAAAAAACATTTTATAAATTAAAAAATGTTTATCATTTAAATGCGCTCTCATTAATTCATGAAGTTTATTTTCTGCATTTTTATAATCATAACTCATAGCAGACTCAAAATTCATAAAATAATTTTTATGATTTTCTAAACTAACAGTTATTTTAACATCGTAAGCTGATTTTTTAACTTTTTCCCATTTTGCAAATAATGGACATTCATTGCACTGCTTCCCATTGGTAGTGAATCCGCAAGACATTTCTGCTCCAGAATCCCCTTCTTTATTTTGATTAAATGGACAAGATAAGCATGGTCGTGCAAAACTAGTATAATTATTTCTTATTATATTTCTTATTTGATTCGTGACTATACGATTCACCCAAGGTTCAATAGCTCTCGCTTGATCCCATAAATGCCACTTTTTATATATATGAACTTTTATAATTTGTTCTATATCTTCAAAATCAAACCAAGTAATCGCTTTTAACTTCCACTTATTTTTACGTTTTTTAATTACTTGATCAATTGTATCATACATGTCTTCAAATTTTTTCTTTTTATTATTCATCAATATCCTGAATAGGTCTAGAACTACATTCTTTAAGTGATTGGCTTAAGAATTCTTCTTTTGTCAATTTTTTATAATTCGAATTGAGTCTAGAACTGGTTCTTTCATTTGGATCTACTGGAGTAGCATTAAATAGATCTTTTCCTAGATATTTATTACCTGATGGTTTTTCTATTTCATATGAAAGTTTAGATGGTCTAACAAATACAGTTGGAATTCCATCTTCATCAACTTCTGAATTTTGTTGTTTAGAAATATTTCTTGTTTGAATTGGATTCTGCAATTTTGGCTTACTAATATTAGAGAATCCACCTAAAGAGTTTCCACAATTAGTACAGAACTTAGAACCAAAAACATGTTTAGTTCCACAATTTGAACAGTAAATATTACTCATGACTATTATATTAATGAATGTTTGATTTATCTAATCTCTTAAAGACATTAACAATATATTTTAGAATTTCACTTCGCATAATGTCTTCTTCATCGAATTGGAAACAATAAATTCCTTTTTCTTCACTTTCTTTATTATTAAATAAATCATAAACTTTAATAAAACCAGACTTGTTTCCAATATCTGATTGCATAGTATCTCCACAAATAAACATTTTTGTATTTTCACCGATACGAGTTAAAAGAGTAATAAGTTCTTTACTACTATAATTTTGAGATTCATCTGCAATAATAATTTTCTCATTCCATGTGGCTCCTCTTAAGAAATTAATTGGTAGTGCTTCAATAAATCCATTAGTTTCTAAATATTTTGATTGCGCCATAGGAAGAAGCTCATCCAACTTATCATATAAAGGCATCATAAATGGATTAAATTTTTCATCTACAGTTCCAGGCAAAGAACCAAGCCCTCTTTCTCCAGATTCAGCTATTGTTCTAATATATTTAATTTCATACTTTGAATTCATATTTAACATATGAAGCGCACAATAAACAGCTAAAAATGTTTTAGAACTTCCAGCAGGTCCATTAATAAAAACAATTTTAGTATTTTTATCAAAAGCTATTTGAGCAAAACTTTTTTGCTTATCCGTTAAATTAAAATTCTTAATAGTCAGTTTAGCTGATTTGAAACTATTATCTGCGATAATTTCATTTAAATCGTCTTTTTCT